GAACCCGTGGGGCGGCTCGGTCCTCCGTGTCTCCGCTGAGGTGTACGCATGGACCGCTGGGGCTAAGAAGGGTGTCTCTCTTCAGCCGCTGGCTGTTCAGGTTATTGATCTTGTCACTGGGAATGGCTCGTCAGGTGCAAGCTTCGGGTTCGGTGAAGAGGAAGGTTTCACCAGTGACTCCGACGTAGAAGAAACCTTTGAGGATGAAGTAGTCGATGGCTCCGTGGCCGACGAAGAAGACTACTAAAGGTTTCACCTTTCGTTCAGGATTGGAGAGGTCGATTGCTGAGGCACTACTAGCTGACGGCATCGACTTCTCCTACGAAGAAGAGAAGATTGAATACGAGGTCCCGACACGCCCCGCTAAGTACACTCCCGACTTTATCCTTCCCAATGGAATTATCATTGAGGCAAAGGGGAGGTTCCTCACAGCGGACCGTAAGAAACACCTACTGATTAAAGCTCAGAAACCTGAGTTAGACATCAGGTTCGTCTTCTCTAACAGCAAACAGAAAATCGGAAAGAAGTCCAAGACTACTTACGCCAAGTGGTGTGAGCAGAAGGGGTTTCTGTACGCTGATAAGGAGATACCGAAAGAATGGATACAGGAGACCTAGCACTACATACGCACGTTAGTGCCGAGTAGAATAGTGGACACCTCTGAGTTCCTACACCATGAACCTTGCCCTCAGTGTGGCTCCAAGGACAACCTTGGGCGCTACTCTGATGGGCACGGTCACTGCTTTGGATGCGGATATTATGAAAAAGGAGAAGACATGGGCGAAGCGCAGCCCCTCAGCGAAAGCACTACAGTCGCGCCTTTTCCATCAACGAAAAGTACCAAGCAAAAAGGTCTACTCACGGAAGGGTATTACGAAGCCCTCAAGAAGCGAAGACTGAGTGAGGAGACATGCAGGTTCTGGGGGTACCAGCGGGTACGCAAGGACGGCAAGGTTCTTCAAGTAGCTAACTACTATGGACAGAACCGTGTGCCTATAGCACAGAAAGTGCGCTACCCGGATAAGTCTTTCACTTTCCTTGGGGATGCCAAAGAGGTTGGTCTTTATGGTCAATGGCTCTGGCGTGACGGCGGGAAGATGATTGTACTTACTGAGGGTGAGCTAGACGCTATCACTGTCAGTCACCTCCAGAATAATAAATGGCCTGTCTGCTCTGTTAGTAATGGCGCTCAGGGGGCAGCTAAGTCGATCAAGAAGTCACTAGATTGGCTCTCTAAGTTCGACAAGGTTGTCTTCATGTTTGACCAAGACGAACCGGGTAAAGCAGCTGTTGAAGAATGCGTTCAGTTGCTACCTCCGGGTAAAGCCTTTGTAGCCTCACTTCCTCTTAAGGATGCCTCTGAGATGCACCAAGCTGGTCGCGGCTCTGAGGTCATTGACGCCATCTGGGGTGCCAAAGAGTGGCGCCCTGACGCCATCGTGTCAGTCTCAGATGTTTGGGATGAAGCAGTAGCTTTACCTGAGCGTGGGATTGAGTGGCCGTGGCCTACATTGACAGAGCTAACCTATGGCATTCACCGAAAATGCTCTTACTACTTAGGAGCGGGTGTTGGCATAGGTAAGACAGATTGGGCTAAGGAGCTACAGTCGCACCTTGTGAACAAGAAGGGTCTCAAGGTGGGCGTGTTCATGCTTGAAGAAAGCGTGGGTAAAACACTCAAAGGCATCGCAGGTAAGTTTGTAGGTAAACAGTTCCATAGACCTGATGGGTCCTTCACTCAAGAGGAGCTTGAGAAATCCATGAAGTCCCTAGAGGGCAAGGTGTTTCTCTACAATCACTATGGCGTGAAAGACTGGGACAGCATCAAAGCGGCCATCCGTTTCATGGTCATCAGTCTTGATATCAAAGATATCTTCTTAGACAACCTGACAGCCTTAGTGTCCCACCTATCCGCCAGTGAAGCCAACGATGAGATCAACCGCATCGCTGGGGAGATAGCTGGGCTAGTGCATGAACTCGACTTCACACTGTACGGGTTCTCTCACCTTAACTCTCCGCGCACTGGTGAGCCTCACGAACGTGGGGGCAAGGTTCATGAGAACCAGTTCACAGGAAGCCGTGGACTTATGCGCTATGGAAACTACCTGTTCGGTCTTCAGAGAAGCAAGGACCCTGAACTCTCTGAAATTGAACGCAACACTACGACCTTCGTTCTACTGAAGGATCGTGAGTACGGCAACTCAGGTAGCTTCAAAATATACTACGACAAAGAGACAGGCACTTACTTAGAGCGGCCTGACTTCTTTGAAGAAGATGACGGCCCTACACCTGACGAATACTGACGGTGTATTCCATCTAGCTGAATACTTCGGGGTCCATGCTGTTGAAAACAGCTGGATGGAAGAACTCGCTCAACACTACGGGCAACTCGCCCAATCCCTAGAAAACTCTGGTTGGAAAAGGAGAACTGGAATGACCCAGTGCCAGCGCGTTTTGGATTACATGAAGAAGAAGGGTGACATTACACCACGAGATGCCTTCGTCGATCTGAACATCACCCGCCTAGCTGCTCGTATCTTCGAGCTTAAAGAGGAAGGGCACATGTTCAACAGTGAAATGAGAACCAACCCAGCAACTGGGGATCGTTACATGGCCTACTCCTATGTAGGTCTTCGAGGAATTAACTGAGTAAGGAGGGCCAGAGATGGCAACGTATGTGTTCGACTTGGAATCTGATGGGCTACTAGAGCAAGCCACGAGGATTCACTCTCTGGTCCTCAAGGATGTCGATGATGGTCAGGTGTTCTCGTTTTACCGCCATGGTGACGTTGAGTGCATCTGGGAAGGTGTAGAGATGCTCATGGCAGCTGACTGCATCATTGGTCACAACATCATCAACTTTGACATCCCGCTCATTAAAAAGATTCACCCTGAGTTCTCTATTGATGAACACAAGGTGATAGACACCCTCGTATGCAGCCGCCTTGTTTGGTCTGATATTAGTGACATAGATCACGCCAAGCGCGCTAAAGGGAAACTCACGATGCCCGGAAAGTTAACCGGGTCCCACTCCCTTGCAGCATGGGGCTACAGATTGGGTGAACACAAGGGCGACTACCAAGGTGGCTGGGAGTGCTGGTCTGAAGAGATGCAGCGCTACTGCGAACAGGATGTGGAAGTCACCGATAGGCTGTGGAAGCTAATCAAGTCAAAGAACTACTCCGATAGAGCCATTGAGCTTGAACATCAGGTTGCGTGGATCGTGGCGCAACAGGAGAGGAATGGCTTCCTTTTCGACTTGGACAAAGCTCGCATTCTCCTTACCGAGCTTGTTCAGAAGAGGGACCAACTTGAAGCAGAACTACAGGACACATTCAAACCTTGGTGGTCGCCTGATGGGGAACAGAAAGTTCCTAAGCGGTCAGTGAACTACAAAGACAAGATGCGGGGGTCCTTAACAAAGGACTCTCCATTCTCACCTGTGAAGAACATTGTGTTCAACCCCGGCTCACGGGATCAGATTGCTGACAGGCTAGTCACGTTACGTGGGTGGAAGCCTAAGGAGTTCACGCCTTCAGGGAAACCTAAGGTAGACGAGACAACACTCTCAAAGCTTCCTTGGCCTGAGGCTAAACTGCTGGCTGAATACTTCATGGTACAGAAGCGGCTCGGTCAGTTATCTGAAGGCGATAACGCTTGGTTACGACTAGTTAAAGACACTGGGCGTATCCACCACCATTGCATCACTAACGGTGCTGTCAGTGGTAGAGCGACACACAGGAACCCCAACTTAGCTCAGTGTCCAGCTGTAGGTTCACCCTACGGTGCTGAGTGCCGTGAGTTATTCACGGTTCCTGATGGGTGCAAGCTAGTTGGCGTTGACCTATCAGGCATCGAGCTACGGATGCTTGGTCACTTCATGGCTAAATATGACAACGGCAAGTATGCCAAGGAGGTAGTGGATGGAGACATTCACACAGTTAACCAAGAAGCAGCGGGACTTCCTGATAGGAATGCTGCAAAGAAGTTCATCTATATGTTCCTCTACGGTGCGGGTCCTCCGCGCCTCGCCCACGATCTTAACCTTAAGTCTTCTCGTGAAGGAGCTAAGCTTAAGAATCGGTTCTTGGCTAAGACACCAGCACTCGCTCGTCTTATTGAGGATGTACAAAGTAGCGCTGAGAAGCGCGGCAACCTTATTGGATTGGACGGCAGACTCCTCCGTGTACGTAGTTCGCATGCAGCGCTCAATACGCTACTGCAAAGCGCAGCGGCTCTCATCTCAAAGCGGTGGATGGTGGAACTCCATACCATGCTGGAAGACGAAGGCATCACTGGCGTTAAGCAACTTGCGTGGGTTCATGACGAACTTCAAATCGAAGTACCGGAGTTGGCCGCTCAACGATTGGGAGAACTCGCAGTCAAGTCTATTGGACTAGCAGGTGAGTTCTTCGACATGAAGGTAGCGCTCACTGGTGAGTACAAGATTGGTAACAACTGGAAGGAAACACACTGATGGATGAAGAAGACTTCACTGCGATGTTCAGGCAACCTATCTGGACCCCGTTTCACCAACTCAAGATGATCGCTGAGGTAGCTGATACGACGATTGACGTTGACGTTAAAGCTGCACTGAAGGCGGTAGTAAACTCTATCGCTCAGGACATCATTGACCAATACAACTGTAAAACAGATGCGGAGAATGTCGTTGGATTCCACACTTCTCATTGATGCTGACATCTTGTGCTTCCAGTCCTGTGCGGCTGTAGAGCATGAGGTCCTACATGAGGATGACGGTACGTGTATCCTTGTGTCCACTTTGGAAGATGCCCTAAGTGTATTCTATGACACCTTGGCTGACCTCGAGGAACAGGTAGGTTTCTCAGGGTACAACGTGTTCTGCTTCTCAGACAAAACCAACTTCCGTAAGGAGGTCTGGGCGGGCTACAAGGCGCACCGCAAGGACACACGTAAGCCTCTCGCTTACAAGTGGCTCGTGGATTACGTCAAAGAGAAGTACGACACACGGACTATGGACACTCTTGAGGCTGACGATGTGTTAGGCATCTTGGCTACTCGAGACCCTAACGCTGTGATCTGGTCACCTGATAAGGACCTTAAGCAAATCCCAGGTAAGCACCTAGTGGATGACGAAGTAGTGACGATCACGCGGGAGGAGGGCGATGCTTTCCATATGTACCAAACCCTCGTGGGGGATACTTCAGACGGCTACAAAGGATGCCCAGGAATTGGCCCTAAGAAAGCTGAGGGAATTACTGATTGGCCCACTATCGTAGCACTGTTTGAGAAGGCAGGGCTAAACGAGCGTGAAGCTCTCATTCAAGCCCGCCTAGCCCGTATCTTGCGGGACAGTGACTACAACGATGAACAGGGAGTGATCTTATGGAAACCGACGAAATCCTCTACGTGACGCCAACGTCCCGCCAAGTCGGCGGGGATCACTATAAGAAACACGCCATCCAACCCATTCAGTACATCATGGGGAATAACCTCGGGTTCTGTGAGGGAAACGTCGTCAAGTACATCACACGGTGGCGTGACAAGGGTGGCGTCAAAGACCTTGAGAAGATCAAACAGTACGTAGATTTCTTGATTGAACAGGAGAACACATGACTAAGTGTCGTAGCCGTGAAGTAGCAGTGGCTGAGTTCCACAAGTGCATGGGTCATCAAGTTGATGGCCCTTTTTTGTTGGATGAAGTTGAACTCAGGGAGCGCCTAATTGCAGAAGAGTTCGATGAGTTAATAGCAGAACTTGTCGGTCTACAAATGGACATCATGCGCCACGGAGAGCCCCGTAAGGAAACCCTAGAGAGACTCCTCAAAGAGATGGCTGATCTCCAGTACGTCCTAAGCGGTCTGGCGGTTACCTTCGGGTTGAACCTTGAGGTTGCCTTCAACCGTGTACACGCAAGCAACATGAGCAAACTGGATGACCGTGGGTTCCCTGTGCGTGATGAAGGAGGGAAGATACTCAAGGGTCCTAACTACGAGCCACCTAGTATGGATGGTTTGGTATGACTGAAGACGTTGATTTTAACGCAGAGATTGATCGCCTCAAGAAGGAACTAGCTGCTGCTGATCGGTTTGGTGAGGATATGTACAGAAAGGTTCAGACCCTTGAAGCCCTGATGAGGCACACTAACACCTGTGCTTCTTGCGGTGCCACTGTAATGAACCGTGAGAGTTACCCATGAAGGTAACACTGCTAGATCACATGGGGTCAGACCTCACTGTAGTTAATGCGGCTCGGGTGAGCTTCGATAAGGAGAGTGATTGGGTTTACTGTGGTGGACACTCTGACGGACGCGACAAAGACTTATCTGTTAAGGATAAGAAGCTCATCAAGTACCTCGCAGAGCATAACCATTGGTCCCCCTTCTCACACTGCTTTGTTCAGTTCAGGGTTAAAGCGCCGCTATTCGTAGCGAGGCAACTTCAGAAACATCAGGTTGGACTAGCGTGGAACGAGGTGAGCCGCAGGTATGTGGATAGTGAACCTGAGTTCTATGAGCCTGAAGTGTGGCGTAAGAAGGCAGACAATGTGAAGCAGGGTAGTTCTGATAAAGCTGTGCGTCCTTCTTTAAATACTATTCCTATTGTGGAATGGAACGATGATGACGAAGGAACTACCGGAAGTTATCTACCCATTCATTCTGTGGCTACGGAAGTTTATAAGCGATTGTTAGATGAAGGCGTCTGCCACGAACAGGCACGTATGGTTCTACCTCAATCAATGTTTTGCGAGTGGGTCTGGTCAGGCTCTCTCTACGCTTTCGCTCGTGTTGTAAACCTCCGTCTAGACCCTCACTCCCAGAGAGAAACTCAAGAAGTCGCCAAGCAAATCGCGGAGTTCCTCCATGCTTTGTTCCCAGTGAGCTACAACGCTCTCTGCAACTAAACCCTCCCCTTAAAATCACAAAGAGGTGCTGATGACCTTTCGGTCAAACCGTAACCCTATGTTCCGCTCAAAGTTCAGCGAGGACATCTTCAATCATAAATACTCACACCAAGACTGCACCACATGGGCAGACCTAGCTAAAGTCCTAGTAGAAGACGTATGCCGGTCAGATATGACAGTCAGCGAAAAGGAGCAGCTGATTAAGTTCATTGAGGACCTTAAGTTTGTCCCCGGTGGTCGGTACATCTACTACGCTGGTAGACGCAACAAATTCTTCAATAACTGCTATCTACTTCGCGCTGAGGAAGACACTCGAGAAGACTGGGCAGACCTAGCTTGGAAAGCTACCAGCTGCCTGATGACAGGCGGCGGTATCGGGATTGATTACTCTGTGTATCGCCAATCAGGTTCCAAGCTAAGTG